CTTATCGCCTACAATTTGGACGCTTCTCCAAAATTTACGTAAATTATCGCCACCATCAACTAAAGGTGTACGAGCCAATACGGTAATGGGGTTGCCATCATCTTGATAGGTATTAGAGTCAAACTCATAGACCTTACCGTTAGTCTCATGTTGAAGTAAATCCATGTCATTAAACTTGGTATAGAACTGACCCTTAAAATAACCTTCTACGTTATTTTCAGTGGAAGTCCAGTATGTCCAGCCGTTTTGAGCAAAGTCATATACTAGGGTATACCCTAAGTCTCTAAGGGTTAATACGTATAGGGAATGTCCTGATGTCTTAATACTAAAGGCATAAGCAGAGTCAGGATTACAGTTATTGATAATCCTCTCAATATACTGATTAGAAATAATCTGAGGAGATTGACCAGACATAGCCATTACTTGAAAACCTTTTTGGTGGCTTGTACCCATCCAAACAAGAGTGTTATCCATTTGTATTAAAGAGTCTTCTGCTGCGGCTCCAAATTGAATGACAGAGTTCTGATATGGTAGAAATGGACTGCCTGGGGATGTACCTGCATCATAGAAGAACTCAATATGATGTGANCCAAAAGTAACAATATAGTTAATTGTTCTACCAATGGCTAAAAGAGGGTCGGCATCAGACACTACTCCAATGTAGTTAATTGCTTGCCAAGTTGTAGGGTCTTCTACGTTACTGTTGTAAAGTAAACCTTCAGGAGTCCCAACAACATAATAGCCATCCACAAACACCGCACCTGATACAGTAGTACCAGGATAAGAGGTAGTAAAGGTAAGAATAGCGGTTCCAGTAGCTGTAGCATTTTGACTTAAAGTTAAAGCTGTTCCAAATATAGTTAAAACATAAGTGCCAAGAGGAATGCCTGTCCCTGTCACAATCTGTCCAACCTGAATTAACGGATTAGATGCAGATAATGTTACTACGGGGGTACCTGATACAGTGGTACCGTTTTGCGTCGTAATGGTGCTTTGTAAATCTAAAATGGTGCTTGTTGCAATCGTATAGACATATCCGTGGCTCTCATTCTTAAAAAAGACTTGAGATTGGTCTGCTGAGTAGATGAAATCATACTCATCTGAACCATCGACAGGGGTAGCATTAGCCACTCCATTGTCATAGAAGGTAGTTCCAATAATAGTAAGCAAGTGATTACCAGCGGCAAATATACCAAGTCCTTCTCCTGCAGTTAGAGTCTGATAGGTTTTGAGTCCTGGGCGTTTAACGGCTGCAATAGACTCTTTTTTCTCTACTTCAATAATCGCATTGCCTAGCTTTGAATCCTTGTTTAAGGTTCCATCACGAGAGCCTATGTTATGAGCAAGAGGTATGCGAGAAATAGCCATTAATTTTTAAACCTAAAATCTGGCGAAAAGGAAGTAGAAGCCTCTTCTTGGCTCCAATCTGTCATTACTTCTTCATACTTAGCGGCACGTTGAGCTAGTTCAGCACGTACTTGTGCAGGAACACCATACTCAAGGGCTAATTGGTCTGCTAATCCAAACTTGAGGCAATTAAACCATTCAGAAGGAAACTGAGGAATTGCACCTGGAGTTAAGATGTCTTGAATAGGCTGTTGAACTTGTAAGTGAATAGTCCATCCATCGGCATTTGGGTTATTAAATACATACAATACGCCATTACCTAGCTGTGGGTCATAATAGACTTGATTAGGGATGCCAGAAGAGGGTTTATAGCCCTGTTGCATATACTCTTGACGTGAGATGACTTGAAGGGTTGTATCGTTTTGTTGAGGGCTTCTAATGAACGCCATAACCACTCTTAAAGGACGGTCACAGATAACATCTCCAGTTGGGCCTAATTGATAGACATATTGACCAGCAATCATAGGTACTTGCAAGTCTTCAACTAACCATAAGGGTAAACCCTTAGTCTGTAATTGCTTAATGTATAGATTTAATGCTTGAGCACAATTTGTGTAATCTTCAGGGCTAGGCTCATCTCCAGCACCAATAACACCTAAAGTACGCAATGAAGCATTGATTACTTGGTCTCGATTAATGGTATAACTTGTTGGCATATTAGACTCCAACCTTTGCTTTAAGTTCTGATATTTCTACTGCTTGTGCATCAACAACAGCTTTAAGTTCTTTAATAGCACCAACTAAATAAGCAGTCATGTCATTTTGCCAGCCAATAGACAATGTTTCGTCTGTAATGAACTTGGCTTCTGTTTCATTTGGAGCGTGACCTTTTACGGCATTAGGAATAACTGTTTGAACTTCTTGTGCAATAAAGCCAACGGTAGGTTCTGTAGTATCAATGTTCCAAGAATAAGTTACTGGATTTAAAGCGGCAATCTTATCCAATGAACCTGTTAAAGGAGCTACATTAGATTTAAGACGTGCATCTGAAATACTCGCCCATGAACCACCGCCTGTTTTTTGTGCAGTTCCGTCACCAGCAAATATATATTCATTAGCAAAGCTACCAGCATTATTGAATGCTAAGTAATAGGCTTGATTTGCTAATGCTGTGCCAGTAGCACTATAGTAAAGTGAGTTATAAGAGTTTCCAGTGTAGGAATTGTAAAAGTTAATAGCAGCACCATTAAAACCAATTAACATAGAGTTAGATGTGGTCGAGCCGCCTACATTAATACCACTAGTAGGTTGGAAAATATTAGTGCCAGACCAAGTATTGTTAGAGCTTAATAAACCTGTTCCAGGTGTTGCCCAAGTTCCATCATTGCGTAAGAATGTTGAAGTAGAGCCTGTAGGTGCAGCAACTGTATAACTATTCCAAACTAAATTACCACCTAGTTTTAATGGATATGTACCTGAAACAGTTACATCGCTAGGACTCAATACCATTACATCATTTGCACCTGTACTACTTACGGATAGGTGCATATTACCGCCACTATTGTAAATAGAATTGTATTGAGATAAGTTGTAAGTAGTTGAGTAAGTAGTTCCCCAAGGATTAGCTAATGTACCTAATGTCATTCCACTTGGAGGTTGAATATAACCAGAACCTACGTGGATACCACAGTCAGCAATCTGTGTACCACCAGAATTATTAAATGTAGCAATGTTACCCGCAGCAGAACCAGAGTATGCTTGTGTAACCAATGGGAAACCATCAGTAGTAGATAAAGCAAAAGTACCGCTAGATACAATAGGACTTCCAGAAACGGCCAAGCGTGTTGAGCCAGCAGATAAACCAACGCTAGTTACACCGCTTCCGCTACCGCCAGGCATACCAGGATTTAACTGTACATATTTATCAGTACCTGTTCCTAAGTCTTGAATACCGCCTGTTACGTTTCCGTTAACATCTGCACCAATAATAGCGTAATGATTGATTGTGCCTGCAGCTACTAAAATACCGTATGCTTGATAGTTATAACCAGCACCTTCCCATCCTGAGCCGTATTTACCGCCAATAACTGTAATATCACTGCAAGTACCATCAATGGCTAAACCATTATATAAAGCAGAACCTTGCATTGAATTGCTCATTACTTGGCAATTTACAAGACCAATATTGGTTGCACCTTGAAGATAAATACCGTTTTGTTTGTTATTAATTGCTCTAAAATTAGTAATAGAGAAAGCATTACATTGAGCGGCTAATTCCATACCATGATTAGTACAAGTAGAACCCCAGCAGTTAATCATATTAACTTGTTCTATTCTTCCACCATTGGAGAAGAAAGACCAACCAGTAGTTGTACAAGTATCACACAATACTGTGTCAAAAAAGCAGTTTGATACGTTTTGTGAACTTCCTGGGTAAGTAGTAATACCTTTATTTGAAGAAATAATATCTACAGTATCTACATAAATACCAGAACCTTGGTAAATAAAGATACCAGAGTTAGAACATGAGCCGATAACACCAGTAGAAATAAAAATGTCTTGTGGCTGTGCTCCTGCTGCACCAATTAAAATACCAAATGTGCAAGTACTGATTTCAAAGTTATCTACATAGTTTTCAAATTCTGAACCACCACCATCAAATGCAATGCCAGTATATAGGCCATAACCTACTAGAATATTGGTTGCTCGTACATTGTCACAATTGGTAAAATGAATACCAGCACCTGCCACTTGAGATGTACTGGCTGTAATGCTCATATCTTGAACACCGCCACGAGCTACGCCACTAAAAGAAATAATATCATTAGAAGCAATATAAGTACTAAGGGTTGTTGCGCCTTTACCTGCACCAGCTAATGTAATATTATCATGTGTAATGTTTAAAGTTGAAGAAACTTTATATGTACCAGCAGGGAAGTAAACAGTACCACCAGTAGAAGATAGTGAATTAATAGCTGCTTGAATAGCCGTAGTATCATCTGCACTACCATTGCCTACGGCACCAAAGTCTTTAACAGAAATAGATTCTTGTAATTTAGCTTGTACGGTTGTTGTTACAGCACCAGTAGCCCCTTCATTATAAGTAACTTGAGCAGCAGTAGGAGTAGTAGGACTTACAGATGCTAATTGATTAATAGCCCCTTGTACGTTAGTAGCTGTAACAATACCTACAGGAGTGCTAGTAATAGCGGTAGCAGGTAATGTAGTTGTAGGAGGAGTAATTAAGGCTTCTAAGCCAGCAGCAGTGATTCGTAATTGTACGTTATCACTAATACTAAATGCTTGTGGAGTAGTGCCTTCTGCGCCACGAACAACGGTTAATACATCTCCAACACGAGCAGTACACTGCACAATTTCCATTTGTTCATTATTAGTAAGACTAATTAAAGTCAAATAGAAATAATTTCCTCCAGTAGGATTTGGAAATAGTCCACCTGTTCCTGCAGTAACTTGAATTACTGTATCCGTTGGTACGATAGACGCAGCTAAAGCCGTGTAAGCATTGTTTGTAAAAAGTGGAATACCCATAATTTATCCTAGTGTATATGTGTTTGGTGAATAGCCATTTACTTGTTGGCTTATAGCGAATATTCTAACAAATTGGTCTGGTGCTTGTGGCCTAGATACAGGCACAGACTGATTGTCCCGAACACCCTTAACATAATCTTGTGGTTGGCGAGGTTCCCAATCATAACTACATACGTACAAACCATCCCATCTTAGTTTTAACTGGGAAAATTTGTATTTATGACCACAGGCATCGCATATTGCGTTCCAATCGCCATTACGTAAGTAGTCTGCGTGGCCCATTATAAGCTCGTAGGTGCATATACTGGGACGTCACCAGTACAAGTGTAAGTATTGCCTTGATTGGTTGTTACAGTCATAATCAACCGATAGACAGTATCATCAAAACCACCAATAACCCTTTGAGTAGCTTTGCCTAAGCTAACGACAGGGCTTCCAGATAGAATGGCAGACGGATTAGGGTCTATACCTTGTTCTGTAACTGCTGTACAAGTAGCAGTGCTAATGGTTTCCCCAGTATTTAATACAGGGTTAAAATCGAACGAAAACAGTTCGGATTCTGTTGTGTATTTATAGCTAAATTGGCTGCTCATCTTTGAACCTTATTATTGCCTTTGTTAATCAGTACAGTTCTTTGTTTGTACAATTCTACAGCCCTATCTTTTAGGTTCGCCAAAAATGTAAATCTTACATTTGCCCCTAAAATCGGAACCAATCCAGCTATTAATGATGCTATTATATTTGAAAATGCTGTTAATAGAACAGTAAATCCTCTAGTTATTTTCACTGTAACGGTAGACACTACAACTAACATCTTTCCACGTGCTCTAGTGATAGACACTGCTGAATTAGAAAGAACTGATAAAAGTCTATAGAATGCTTTTTGCACTGCAATAGTAGCTGTCTCTGTGACAGTAATCTTAATAGTCTTTAAAATAGACTTAATTAAAGATACTGCACCAGTCACGGATACAGTTAACTTTTTAGCTACACCTTTTAAAATAGAAGCAGTAGAAGTAGACAATACCGAGATTAGTTTGCTTAGTGACAATACTTTAGTAATAGATACAATAGCAAGAGAAGTTACTGCTAGGTTTACTAGATGTTGACCTACAGTATTAAGCACCACAATAGTGTGCTCTACAACAGTAGTCATTATCTTACCAATAGAACGTTGTATAGAAACAACACTTGTGCTAGTTACAGACAGTAATTTACCCCGTAGTGTGCCTATAGTAACTGCTGCTGTAGAAAGTACGCTTAAAGCTCTTAAATAGGCTTTACCAGCCAATATTGAGACTGTGGCAGTACTAGATACTACCAAGCTCTTTAAATGCGCTGTAAGCCTTGTTATAGTGGCTACAGAGGTACTTAAAACACTCAATGTCCTCAAATAAGCTATTACACGGCTAATAGTAGCTGTAGAAGTGCTGGTAACGCTTAATGTTTTTAAATATGCTACAACACGGCTAATACTGACTGTAACAGTACTTAATACGCTCAATAGCTTCGTTACGAGCTTACTACTAAGACTCGTAAACGGAGCAGAGGATATAGGGTTATTACCGAACATTAGATAGTAATAGTTGTGCTACCAGTAGGTGTAGGTGCTGGCTGATTAGACCAAGTATCTTTAGGTTGTGGTGGAATAACCGATGTATAAGTAGGGGTTACAGCAATAGCTCTTACCTGACTTCTCCATGCAATAAACTCATTTTGATTAGTCAAATAAGGGTTGGATTGTGCTGGGTCTGCCACGCTAGGAATGGTTGTCCAATCCGTTGCTGATAATAAAGCTGTTGCTTGTGCGCCAATCTGAGCAGCTACAGAAGCCTGATAAGCCGCTAATTGCTCGGCAGTCATTTGCTCTACTTTAACTGTGTAAACCCATTCTAAAGGCTTTGTATGGTCTGTAACTGAGATATAAGGAGCAACTTGAGTTAAAACTTGTGTACTTTGGTCATACGGCAAATAGGTATTGACATACATACAAGAATTAGCAGTCATCCATTCGTCAGTAGGGCCTGAAGATGGGAAAGAAGTATTAGGAAACAGAACTTGGTAATCACCAACTTGTTCTACTGTTTGTCCATTAACGATTGCAATTAACATTTATTTCTCCGATTTAATAGGTTGGCAACGCAGAGGTTGGTGGTGTGAAGTTGCTTGTATAACGAGCATATCCTTTGGTAATGCGTAAATCATCTAAATAACCATTTAAATATCCAGCACCGCCATAAGCAACATAAATAGCACCATCTACAAAACTTGTGCTTGATGTTGCATTAGAACCAATTTGTGTTCCATTAACAAAAATTCTAAGTGTTGTTCCACTTCTTGTTAAAGCAACATGATACCAAGTTGTTGCAGAAGGAGACCAAGCGGCTTGTATTTCTAAAGCATTATTTTGAGAATAAAGTTGTAAATTGCCTGAATAAAATTGCCATGCAATTCCATTTGTATTTCCACTACCACCAGACCTTAAAAATTGACCATTTCCAGGCGTTGATGGAAAATAAATCCAATTTTCAATAGTAAAATCACCAGTTCCAAATCCTAATGCGCCAGTTGCAGGACTTAATAAATAAGCAGTAGAACCATCAAAACTAATACTCCCTGTCCCATACTTCTTAACACTTGTGCTTACTTGTGCATTACCTACCGTTTGCAAGTCATTCATCATAGCAAGGTCAGGGATGCCAGCGTTGGTAAAGTTAGTTAATAATTGAGTTCCCGATACAGCAGTTGCAGGGCTTGTAGGAACTGTTGAACCTAAGTTACTTGTTACAAAACGGAAATCTGAAATATATCCAGCAAAAGGCCAATTATTTCCAGCCTGTTCACCAATGTAAATAGATTCTGAAGAAAGACCTAAGCTTCCTGAAAGAGAATAACTTGCAAAAGATGTCCCATTTAAAGAAGCGGTTACTGTAGTTCCAGACCTTGTTGCGCTAAAGTAATACCATTGATTTAATGAAACTAATCCTGAAGAACTAAAACTAGAACTTCCTGTTGTTAAAAATCTAATTGCACCGTTGTTTTGAATCTGAATTAACCATTCGCCAGAATTTCCACTTGTCCAGTTTCCTCCAACAACATAATAACTATTTGAAAATGATGTTAAATAGAACCAAGCAGAAATGGTAAAATCACCCGATGCTACTGGTTGAGAACTAGATGGTGTTGTTAAATAACTGCTTCCATCAAAATATCCACTTCCACCAATTACGCTAGTAGAGTATGGTGCTGTTGGGTTAAATGGTGAGAAGCGTTGGACTGAGGGTGTGCCTGTTGGTGTAACTGTTGCGTTGTTTGTGCTGTTATCAATGAAACGATTTGACTGACAAGTAAGTAACTGAGTACCAGATATAGCCGTTAATGGTGTTGTGCTTGGGGTAAATGTGGTTGTATATACGGCTGTATTAGTCAAGCGAACATTAGAAGCATATCCATAATAAGATGGACTATTTGTTCCGTTATAGCGTTCATTACCTACATAAACCACACCAGATAATGTTGCGCTATGGCTTACTGTATTTACAGAAACACCATTTACATAAGTTGTAAGCGTTCCTGAATTACGGACAAAAGCAATATGAGTCCAAGTGTTATTTGGAATAGTAGTGCCAGTTATGTTATTAATATAACCATTGTTTGTATATATTCGGATGTTGCCAGAACTGTTTACAAAAAAAGTCATTCCAGAGGAAAGAAACTCATCCCCTATACATCCAATTACGCTTAAATTAGAAGTGTTAATATTTACCCAAACTTCATAAGTAAAACTTCCAGACAAAGAAACGCTTGTTCCTGTTGTTAAATAACTGCTAGTTCCACTTAAATAATTACTCCACAAATTACCATAAGGACTAAAACTACCCTGTGTAGTATTGCCATTACGAGTAATCGTAAAGTTATTAGTAGAACTATCTAGGAATGTATTGTTCTGTGCGCCATTAGTTCCATCGCCATTTAGTAGCAATGACACATCATAGAAGTATGGGTCTGTAGCACCACCAGTACCACTAGCCGCACTTAACAGGTCACGAACTGGCATATTAAGCCATTGCCTTTCCTAAAGTGAACGATTCCCAAGTCGTTCCACCATCAATACTGTAGAAACCCAATACATCAACGCCTGAAGCTGTCAATGTTGGAGCAGTACCGCCAGCCCATTTAACACCTGAGAACCAGTTTACTGTAGCTGAACCACCATTGGTTAATTGCAGGATAAATGAGTTTACTGTTCCGCTTGATGCGGCATTACTAATTGTAAATGTCGTAGTGCCTGAGATAGTCTTAGTAAAGTAGTTACCAGCAGTTAAGTCAATAGCACTTGCAGAGATAGCGGTAGATGTTTCTTTTATGCCTGTTCCTATTGGAGTAACTAAGGTAGGGCTAGTAGCTAAAACAATGTTTCCAGAACCACTAACTCCTGCCGCTAAGGCAGTTGCCACATTAGTGCCTAAACCGCTAATTCCTGTTGATACTGGTAAACCAGTACCATTAGCAAGATTATAGGTATCGCCAGATTGGATTTCTTCAATCGTGGTCGAGTTAATAACTAGGGGTAAACGAGCAGTCATAATAATCCTTAACTAATAGGTACTTGTGTTGTTGAGCCACCATTAAGCAATACGCCTAAGTAGCCGTTAGAAGTTGGAACTTGAGTGGTAGAACCACCATTGAGCAATACTCCAAGATATTGTGTGCGATTAGACCATGTGGGGCTTGAGGAATTTCCTTGGCTAGTTAATATTTGTCCAGCAGTACCAAAGTTAGATGTGCCAGTAATGTTGGTATTTAAACCAATGGAACCCGTAGCATTAATGACATGGGCTGATTGGCCTGATGTTCCCCAAGATAAGTAAGTCTTATAACCATTACCAGAGCCTAAAGTTATATCGCCATCGTGACCAGAGAAATAAATTCCATTATTTAAGCTAAAAAAGTCAGCAGGTGTGCCTGAACTATATGCAGAAGAATTTATGCCAAACTCACCGTAATATGATGAGTCTGTTCCTAAGTCATTGCTTAGAACATAATTGGTAGAAGCTCCAGCAGTATTTGATTTGTTTTGCAAAATAGATTGCAAATAACTTCCTGATACGGTTGCGCCTGAAGCATAACTTGTATTAGAACCATTAAAAGATAATACTGGTGTAGTGCTAGTTGTAGAACTAGATGCTAATTGTGGAACTGTTACTGTTCCTAATGAGTCCTGAATGACTGCTTTTTTAGCTGTATAGTCACACCATACATCTTGTGTCCCACTGGAAAAGTTTACCAATGAGCCTGAATTAGAAGAGGACAGTACAGTAGTTCGGGCAAGTGTTGTGCCTCCACTACCGACTGTACCAAGACCTACTTCCCAGTTAGCACCTGATTGGTCAGCGATAACATAGTAGGTCGTGTTGTTGGCTCCAACTCCAGCCGAAAAAGATTGATATTCTGTTTGCGCCCCTAAGAGCGTAACTGTACCAGTGCCAGGACTAGTACACGATTCTTTAACTCTATCAGCTAGAACGAGAGCCATTTAATGCCTTTATTAACTAAATTGAACTTTGAATGTAAAAGCAATACTGTCACCGCTATTTAAAGCAATACCAGTAAAGTCCCCTTTTACAAACAAATTACCAGAAGTAGAAGCATCAAATAAACCAGCATTGGTGATTGTCTCACCAGTACCAGCAGTTTGAGTTCCTACGACTTGATATGTGTCGTTAGTTGTGGATGTTGTTACTTGTGAACTCGTGCCAGAAACACGAGGTAACACTTCTGTAAACAAAGTTGTATCAGTAGCACCTGTCGTACCAGCTCCAGTACCCCAACCAATATAGTTAGGTTGAGTTCCGCTTCCTAAGATGCGGTTGGTTACGATGGCACGTCCTGTATTAACTAGGAGTGTAGCCATTTTTTAATTCTCCAAATAATTCGTTTAATGGGGTTCTTATGCCAGTAATCAATAACGCCTAACTCCTCTATTTTACCATCTGCACGGATAATAGTGGCTATTAACTCTATTTCTTTAGCGTTACTATGTGTTACTTGCATATTAATCTTTGATAATTTCTAAAACAATGGTAAATGATGTTAATGCTGTAGTTGCAGCACCACCAAATGTTGTCAACGTAATTTTACCGTTAGGTGTTGTTGCATTGTCAGTAATACCACCAAATGAAGCAGCTTTAATTTCGCCACGGCCAGCACATTCCCATAATAATTGAGGAGTAGCACCATCCCAGTTTAAAGTAACTTGGATACCATCTTGAATGTCAAAGTTAATACGCTTTACACGTACTGTTTTAGCCAATGAACCCTGTGCATCAATTTGACTTAATGTACTTGGGTCAAGAACTACATAATTTGAAATATCACCAGCATTTACCCATCCAGAAATTTTTAGCGTTGTGTTGCGATACCCGTCATTCAGAATCTGAAACGGAAGAATCTGAGTTGCCATGATTAGTATCCGCCTTTAGGTTTCTTTGCCTTAGTTGATTGCATTGGGTTTTTAACTTTGTCTTTAGTAGGCTTTTGAACTGGAGCTTTTACGCCCATTCCAATAGACTGACCTTCACGTAATTTTTTATTAGGCA